TCGTACGGGCGGGAACGTAGCCTCGACTCAAGCAGACCTGACCATCACGCGGATTAGCGTTTCTACTTACGCCACGATTCCCAACAAGATTCAGCAGGCTCGCCCTATCCAAGTATGGGTACAGCGATACAACGGTCAGAATTCTCCTACAGGTCTTTTGATCAACCAAGTTGGGGGCATCAGCTCGACAGCTACCCAGATCACACTCAACTCGGTCATTGGCCTACCCGCCACTGGGTTTGTCAAGATTGACAACGAGATCATTAACTACGGGTACATTCAGGGTAACACCCTGTACAACTGCTTCCGTGGCCAGCAAGATACGGTTGCTGCGCTGCACAATAACGGCGCTGCTGTGTACTGGGCGCAGGTGCCCGCTATTACGGTTTGGCCCACCCCCGATGGTGCGCAGACTTATCAGTTTGTGTACTGGAGATTGCGCCGTACCCAAGACGCTGGGGGTGGTGTCAATGTAATGGATGTCCCGTTCCGCTTCATTCCGTGCATGGCTGCTGGCCTGTCGTACTACTTGGGGTTGAAAGTGCCGGGCGCAGAGGCTCGCTTGGACATTCTGAAGCAACAGTATGATGAGGCTTGGCAGCTTGCGGCAGATGAAGACCGCGACAAGGCTGCAATCCGCTTTGTGCCCCGTCAACAATTCATTGGGTCCACCATCTAATGGGCAATAGGTTCGCTTCTGGTAAGAATGCGATTGCCCAGTGTGATCGCTGTGATCAGCGCTTCAAGCTTAAAGTGCTTAGGCGTGAAGTCATCAAGACCAAGAACTACGATCTTTTGGTGTGCCCAGAGTGTTGGGATCCAGATCATCCCCAGCTTCAGTTGGGTATGTATCCTGTGGATGATCCGCAGGGTCTTAGAAACCCTCGCCCCGACAGAAGCTATGTGACATCTGGGACTTCCGGCCTTCAGATCATCGAGACCAGCAGTACAAATCCACTAGCTCAAGGAACGCTTGAGCAGGGTAGTAGGATTATTCAGTGGGGTTGGGCTCCTGTTGGGGGTGCTAGCCTAAATGATTACGGGCTCACGCCAAACTATTTGGTTCTTACCGTGAATCTTGGTACAGTCACAGTTGCAACGACATAAGGAGTCGATCATGAACAAGATGGATTTGATGCAGGACAAGAAAACTGCGGCAAAAGCGGTGCATAAGCACGAGAAAGCTAAACACCCCGGTCAGCCGCTGACCAAGATGAAGGCGGGTGGCAAGACTAACAGCGACATGCTCAAGTATGGTCGCAATATGGCCAAGGTCATGAACCAGCGCAGCCCCGGTCGTAAAGGAGCCTAAGATGGCCACGTACAAATCCCCCAAGAAAGTCGCATCGGTTGTGGTGGGTGAAGAGCCTGCCAAGACAACCATGCGCAAGGCCAATGTGGCTGTGGCCAACACCCGCAGTCAAGACTACCCGCCGATGAAAACCAGCGGCATCAAAATCCGTGGTACGGGCTGCGCCACCAAGGGCGTCATGGCTAGGGGTCCGATGGCATGAACTACGCCGCGTTGTCTGCTGCGATTCAGGATTACACCCAGAACTACGAAACGGAGTTCGTAGGGAACATCCCTGTCTTCGTCAAACAGGCGGAGCAGCGCATCTACAACTCGGTTCAGTTCCCGTCCCTGCGCAAGAACGTCACAGGCTCTGTTTCTGCCAACAACAAATATTTGAGCTGCCCGGAAGATTTTCTGTCGGTCTACTCAATGGCAGTTGTAACGGGTGTCACGGGTGGGAACATCAACACCGGCTCATACGAGTACCTGCTCAACAAGGATGTGAACTTCATCCGGCAGGCATACCCAACGCCAAATGACACTGGGGTTCCCAAGTACTATGCTTTGTTTGGCCCAACGGTTTCAGGCGCGGTCATTTCCACTGAGCTTAGTTTTCTTGTTGGCCCAACCCCCGACGCGGCCTATGACGTTGAGTTGCACTATTACTACTACCCTGAGTCAATTGTCACGGCAAGCACTTCTTGGCTGGGCGACAACTTCGATTCAGTTTTGCTCTACGGCTCTCTGGTAGAAGCGTACACGTTCATGAAGGGCGAAGCCGACATGATGGCTTTGTACGACAACAAGTACAAAGAGGCGTTGATGCTAGCCAAACGTCTGGGTGATGGCCTTGAGCGTAGCGATGCATACCGCAGTGGGCAGGCGCGTGTCGCACCCCTGCCGCAGAATAACGGGGTTCAGTAATGGCCTTTACCGGCAATTTTTCCTGCAACACACTGCGGTCAGGGCTGGTCAACGGCACGATCAACTTCGCCACGGACACGTTCTATCTAGCGTTGTACACCAATGCAGCCACGCTGGATGAGACCACCACCGCATACACCACAACAGGTGAGGCGACGGGCGGGAATTACGTTGCAGGCGGACAGATTGTCACGGCTACCATCGCCAGTGAAGTCACTTCCACAGGCAGCACCACGTACATCAACTTCTCGTCCCCTGCGTGGACTGGCGTTATCACGGCCCGTGGTGCTTTGATCTACACTCCCGGCGACAACGGTGCGGTGTGTGTTCTTGACTTTGGCTCAGACAAAACGTCTGCCGTTTCTTTTACCGTACAGATGCCTGCCAACACCAGCACATCTGCCCTCATCCGACTTGTTTAAGGAGCAATCATGTCAAACGAACTTTCAAACTTTGGTGATCACGCAGAAGTGACCATGCAATCCAATGTGGCTGGCTCTGAGTCGGTTGGCATTGAAGGCTATTACCATGTTGTTTGCCGTGATGCTGATGGCAACATCAAATGGGAAGAAGAGTTCCCCAACTTGGTCAATGCTGTGGGCAAGCAGTTGATGCTGGACACCCTGCTTCGCACTTCTGGCACCTATACGACTGTTGGCCCGTTCTTGGGCCTGATCTCTGGTGCTAGCCCGACCTTTGCCGCCGCTGACACCATGACCTCTCATGGCGGATGGACTGAGTTCATCAACTACACCGTTGGTGGTTCTGCTGTTCGCGGCACGGCTGTATTTACTGCTTCTACATCGACTGGAACCACGCCGTCGAATGTGACGACTTGCGCTGCTGCGGCTATCACCTACACCATCACTGGTGCGGGCGGCACGGTTGGTGGCTGCTTCTTGGTAACCGGATCGGGCGCGGTCAGTACGCAGAACAGTACCGCAGGCACCCTGTACAGCGCAGGCGCGTTTGCTACCGCCAAGGTCACCACCGCAGGCGATACCGTAAGCGTTACCTACAGCACCACCGCAACTTCTTAAAGGAGTCTTAAATGGCTCTGGTCCTTGCAAACCGTGTCCAAGAATCGGGCACGGCGAATACTACCGTAAGCTTCACTCTTACGGGTGCGGTGCCGGGATTTCAATCGTTTGCCGTTATTGGCAATACAAACACAACCTACTACTCGGCCACTGATGCTTCTGGCAATTGGGAGGTGGGCGTTGGCACATACTCCACAACTGGGCCGACGCTGGACCGCACTACGGTCTACGCTTCCAGCAACTCCGGCAGCGCGGTGACCTTCTCGGGCGCTGTGAACGTTTTTGTGACGTACCCGTCTGGCCGGTCAGTTAATTTAAATGAAACCGGCAATGTCTCTGCGCTGGGCACAGTATCCTCTGGCACATGGCAGGGATCGACTGTCGGGGTAGCTTACGGCGGAACGGGCGTAACGGCTTCTTCCGGGGCCAACTCTGTTGTGCTGCGCGATGCCAATGAAAACATCACAGTAAACCGCCTCAACCAAGGTTTGCAAAACATTACCGCTTCTGGCGGTGTGACCACGCTGACGGCGGCGTCAGACTTTAATCAGTTGTTGACGGGCACTGGAAACCACACATTCAGGTTGCCTGATGCAACCACACTGACCGACACCACGGCGTTTCAGTTCAACAACGCCGCCACCGGAACACTGACCGTCCAGAACAATGCAGGCACAACTGTTGGCGCGGTTACGACGGGCGGGTCGGCTAATGCAGTTCTCATATCAAATGCCACTGTTGGTGGCACATGGGAATTCCACGGTTATTTGCCAGAAGGCGTCACATGGGGCACCAATGCCCTTGATTTGGGCACAACCGTTATTTCAAACGGCACATGGCAAGGTGGCACGATTCAGCCTGCTTACGGCGGCACCGGCCTGACCACGTTTGCAGGCGCAAACAACGCTCTGTACTCCACAGGCGCATCTACTCTTGTAGCTGGCACTCTGCCTGTTGCTGCGGGCGGCACGGGGCTGACCTCTTACACCCTCAATGGTGTGGTCTACGCCAGCGGCACAGGCACCCTGACCACTGGGTCTGCGCTGACGTTTGATGGGACGAATTTGGGTGTTGGTGGTGCTTTTTCTGGGGCAATCACAAGCTCGCGCATCAACCCACGGTCATCGTCGTCGGCGTCTCCGGCTACCATCACGCCAGATATTCAGGCCAATGACCAGTACAGCGTTACTGCGCTGGCAAACGCGCTCACCATCAACGCGCCCACAGGAACCCCTGTGGACGGCAACAAGCTGCTGTTCAGGATTCTTGACAACGGTACTGCTCGGGCACTTACTTGGGACGCCACTTACACCGCGATTGGCACCACTTTGCCGACAACCACAACGGTAAACAAAACAACGTATGTCGGATGTGTGTACAACGCCAACAACACCCGTTGGGATGTGGTTGATGTGAATATTCAAGGTTACAACGCTATCGGCGATATTTTCTTTAGGACAAGTCTAGATTCTGAAAATTTGCTTCCTTGTCAGGGACAGCGCATCAGCAAAGCCAACTATCCAGCATTGTCTGGGATTCTTCCTGACTTTTTTAATTTCGCAGCCACCACGCAAACAACAAGGCAATTTAGAGGCATTGCCTTTAACGGCTCTGTTTTCTGTTCAGTAGTTGGAGGTGGTTCCGCTTCTAATGTTGCAGTCACATCACCAGATGGCGTTACATGGACTGCTAGAACGCTACCTTCTACTGTAGCTTGGCAAGATATTGCTTGGAATGGAAGTGTTTTTTTTGCTTGCGCAGGTGGGCCCACTTCAACTTCTGTGGCTGCAACCTCTCCAGACGGTATCACATGGACATCCCGTATCTTACCCAGTATTGCAACTTGGTCGCGAGTAATTTGGAACGGTACTCAGTTTTTGGCTATTGCTACTAACTCAACCGCAGCAGCAACTTCCACAGACGGTATTACATGGACAGCCAGAACATTACCGTCGGCTTCTGCTTGGGGCGCTATAGCTTGGAACGGCTCAGAATATCTTATTGTTATTCAATCTTCTTCAAGTGCAATTACATCGCCTGATGGTATCACTTGGACAACTCGTACCATGCCTGCGGCATCCGGGTGGATTACACTTGCCGCAAACAACTCAATTTTCTGCGCGTTTCGGCAAAATACTACCGAGGCTTATACATCGTCCGATAATGGTGTAACGTGGACAAGAAGGTTTTTACCTGTATCTGCAAATTGGACAGTTTTAAAATGGGTAAATAACGCATTCTTTGCGCTTGGCCAAGGTGGAACGACATTGCTTCGTTCGACTGATGGTATTTCGTGGTTTGCGTACACGGTAAACAGTCAAACGTGGGGCGGCACCAACAATATTGAATTTGGTAATTCCACACTTGTTGCCCTAACAGCCAATGGAACGGGGGGGTTTGCTGGATCGTTTGATTCTGCCGATTACCAAGCGCCGTTCGCTGGTGTAAGCTTAGGTCTGTATGTAGTTATCCGAGCGAGGTAATGAAACATGATTAAAATTAAAAAGATTCACTCTATGCAGTGGGGTGACAAAAGTAAAAACTCTGTGCTGCTAATTGCTGACACCAACACGGGGGACTTTGAAACAATAAGCACCGCGTATAACGCAAATTCAATTATCTGGGTCGAAATTAATACATTTCCAATTGACCGTATTGCCGCATATGTTGAGTTACCGTTTGTAGACGATTTGCAAAGCGAGCAAATACAAACTTAGGCAACAACACCGGGTGGATTTTTTTCCGCCCGGAAACATGTTTTTGATGTTTAATTAACCACCATGTTTGGAACATCAAGCTTCGCCCAAACACCGTTTGCCTCCCTTGCGGGGACGGCAAATGCGCTGTCCATCGTGGAGGGCATACAGCTTGGGGACGCCAGCACACAAATATCAGCTTTCCTGATAAGCCAGACAGAGCCGTTCACAGTAGACGAGGTTGATGCAACGGCGGGTGATTTTTTTGGCAGCGTGATTGAAAACTTAAACGCCGCTGATGCGGCCACGGTGCTGGCTGCTTTCCTTGCATCAGCCACTGAAAACTCTTCCCTAGCCGACATCCCAGTCATCGCGGCACAGTTTGCACAGTCCGTCGCTGAAAACAGTGCGCTGGCTGACGCCCAAGAAGTTTATTCAGAGTTTTTGCAAAGCCGAACGGAAGGCTTTGCGATAGACGACTTTAGCGCCCAACAGTCATCGTTTGTGCAATCTATTACTGAAGACAGCCAAATGGCGGATGCGCCAACAATCTTGGCTCAGTTTGCCCAATCTATATCAGAGGACATGACGCTGGAAGATATTGAAGATATTGCAGCGCAGTTTGTTCAGGCAGTCACCGAAGGCACCACAGTAGCAGACTTGATCGAAATCATTCAGTTGTTCTTTGAAACAGTCACAGAGAACTTGAACAGCGCCGATGCCAACACAGCCATACAAGGCTTCTTCTTTACCGTAGCTGAAAACCTCAACAGTGCTGATGCAGCCACTGTCTTGGCGGCGTTCCAAGTAGCGATCACAGAAAACGCAGTGCTGGCCGATGCATTTGGTGTTGGGGGCTGGATCAAGATCATCAATTCGCAAAATGTCAACTGGGCAGGCATAGATGACAGCCAAAGCCCAAACTGGCAGAATATCAACAATTCGTAAGGACCGCATATGAGCACTTACTCAAACAGCCTCCGCGTTGAACTGATCGCATCCGGTGACCAAGCTGGTCAGTGGGGCAACACGACCAACGACAACTTCTCATTCATCTTTGATCGGGCCATCGCCGGGTATCAGACGGTGTCGGTTGCCTCGGCAAATCAAGCGTTTACATTCAACGACGGGCCGGTCAGCTCTGGTGCGCTCAACGAAGCGATTTACGCCATGATCGAGTTGACCACAACCACGGTCACCACAGCGTTCAATGTTTACACCAACCCAAGGTCTAAGCAGTACGTCATTTGGAACAACACGATCTACTCAGCAACGATCTACAACTGGGCGACAATCAGCCCCCTCGCCGCAGCGGGTACAGGTGTCACGATTGCTCCGGGCGACAGGGTGCTGGTGGTTTCTAACGGCACGAATTTTTACACCATCAAATCCGCTGGCGTTACGGGTACTGTACCAATCTCCAACGGCGGCACCGGTCAGACGGGCCAGCAAGCGGCGATCAACGCTCTGGTGGGCACTCAAACGGCCAACCGGGTGCTCAGGTCTGACGGGACGGACTCTACGCTGGCTCAGGTAGCTTTGGCCACCGATGTGACCGGCGTACTGCCTACTGCAAACGGTGGGACAAACCTTTCGACGTTCACGGCCAATCAAGTCTTTTACGCATCTTCAACGAGCGTTATGGCGCAGTCTTCGGCCTTGACTTTTGATGGGTCTACGCTTGGTGTTAACAGCGTTAATGTTGGCCGTGGTGCTGGCGCGGTGAGTTCCAATACTGCGGTTGGTGCGGGTGCTTTAAATGCCAACACCACAGGTAGTAGCAACACTGCGGTTGGACAAAATGCTCTAACAGCATCCACCGTTGCTGCCGCCAACACTGCAATTGGCAGTAATGCGATGCGCTTCAGCCAATTTGGCGGCAGCAACACTGCAATTGGCAGAGAAGCCCTCTATAGCAACATCTTAGCGTCAAATAATGTCGCGGTTGGTAGCAGCGCACTTTTTTTCAACACTAGTTCAAGCAACACTGCAGTTGGTACCTCTGCCTTATCAAATAACACCACAGGCGACAATAACACTGCAATTGGCGCTAGTGCCGGTTCTGCCATAACTACTGGGGCAAAAAACTGTATTATCGGCTCTTATACGGGAAATCAAGGCGGTCTTGATATTCGCACTTCCAGCAACTACATCGTTCTTTCCGATGGCGATGGGAACCCGAGAGCTTACTGGAATGGGGCGAATGCCACATTCAATGGCGGCTTAACTCTGACGGCGTACTTGAGGACTGCGGTTGCGTCTGTAACAAGTGCTTCTACCGTAACGCCAACTTCTGACGCTTCCAATCAGTACAACGTAACGGCGCTGGCCGTGCCAGCCACATTCGCGGCACCTAGTGGAACACCCGTCGATGGGCAGAAACTTGTGCTGCGGATTAAGGAC